ACTAAAGTTCCCTACTTCTAAGGATGCAGGTGAAGGTTGTATAATAATGTATGAAGCTCCTTTTACAAGAGGTGGTGGTGTACCCGATGATTTGTATTATATTGCGAATGACCCTTTTGCTCAGAGTGGTGGTCAATCATTAGGTTCATGTGCCGTTTATAAACGGGTTAACAAATGGAGTTCTCCTGATGATATTATCGTAGCTGAATATCATGCTCGCCCTGCATCTACCGAAGAGTATGATAGGCGAATGTTTAAATTAGCTGAGTTTTACAATGCTAAGATAGGATTCGAGAATGACCGAGGTGATGTTCTGAGTAATGCTAAGTTAATGAAAAAGGTTCATTTGCTTGAACCACAATTTACTCTTGAATATAATAACGATCTAAAAGATTCTCCTGTTGCTCGTCCTTATGGTATGCACATGACTGAAAGCCGTAAAGTAGCTGGAGCAGGTTATCTTAATACTTGGTTAAGGAGATTGCGTGGATATGATACTAATGGTAAAGCTATCCTAAACCTTAATATGATTAGAGACCCTGCTACACTAGAAGAGTTAATTGCATTTAATTATAAAGGTAACTTCGATAGAGTTTCACAAATGATTATAGCAATGTTCTATGAAAAGGAAATGGACTTTACTGAACGTTCTATTGGTGAACAAGAACGCGAAGATGATTTCTTTAATAGACGTCGATTCTTTGGAGGTGATGAAGATATGAATGGTCAATGGGCTGCTAGTGATGAAATAAATATATATGACAACTATACAGGTGGACATACCTTAATGTACTAATATGGATACAAATAGTTATACAATGCTGCCTGAACAGGCTGTCAGCTATAAAAAGAAGAAGGCAAAGGACTTTAAGATAATGAAAGATAGTGCCAAGTATTATATAGGCTTGGCTAACTTTAAAGATGATGTTCTTCCTCTATATCGTTATGCTAATGGCTCTTATATAAATACAAGGGATTATGCTCACCTTACAAATGAACTAGGTTTATCTAAAGCTAATAAAGATCAAAGAAGAATACTTGAGAAAGGTAATGCTACTAAGTTACGCAATTTTCCTATCATTACCCCTATTATAAATAAGTTTATGGGGGAAATGAGAATGAGAGCAAATGATTATATTGTCCAAGCTATCAATGCTGATGTAATCAATAAAAAGACTGCTGCTCTTCTCGATAAAGTTAATAAGTATCTTGAACAAGAAGCAATCAATATGATGAATGCTCAAGGTATGGAAACAGGTGTTCCTACTCAAGAGCAACCACCTCTTGAAGATATGGTTAAAGCTTTTAATGTTTCCTATGTAGATGAACGTAGTATTATAGGTCAAAGAGCATTAAACATTATAGTAGAGGAATGTAAACTTACAGAGAAACGAATGAAGATGTTCTTCGACTGGTTAGTAGCCGGTTATGCGTTCTCTTATAAGTGTGTTGAGAAAGATACTATTATAACTGAAACTGTTGCTCCTGTAGATTTTTGGTATACTGGTTCTCCTGATATAGACTTTGTAGAAGATACTGAAGCTCAGGTACGTAGACTAACTCGATTTCCCATTGAGAAGATTAGACAGAAATTTCCTGAGATAAAAGAGAAGGATTTAAAACTAATAGAAGATAGATACGGAATTAGTTTCAGTCCTGGTAAGTTTGTTGCAGGAGATGTTCATACAGGTTATAGTAATACTACAGGTTATATAGATAATCGTAGTGTTAATCAACAAGAAATGGGTCATCATACTACTCTTTATCATGTAGTATGGAAAAGTCAAATGCTTCGTAAAACTTTACATTATATAGATATACTTGGAGAAGAACAAGTAATGTTTGTAGATGAAGATTATGAATTTGATGAAGAACATGGTGATTTAGATATTTCAGAAGAATGGATAGATGAATATTGGGAATGCTATCAGATTACTAAAGATGTATTCTCTGAACCTAGACCTATTCCTTATCAACGTTATACTTTTACTGGTGCTGCAAAGTCTCCTTATAATGGTCGTGCTTTCTCTGATAGATTTGCTGAGAATATGTCTATCGTTAAATTAGGTCTTGACTTTCAAAGAGAAGTTAATGAAATCCGTTATAGAGTTGGTCGTACTCTAGCTAAGAACAATGATAATGTTCTTCTTATAGATATCTCTGTTATACCTAATAGACCAGGTTTTAACAGAGATGATTTTATGCACTTTATGAAAGAATTCGGTATAGCATTTATAGACCGGAATCAGAAAGGTGCTGATAGAAGTTTTAATCAATATAGTGTATTACAAGCTAGTCAGATAGATGCAGTATTAAAAGGATACGAATTACTTATTACTTGGAGAAACTTTTATTGGGATTTAGTAGGTATGAATCCTCAACGTTTAGGACAAGTTGGTAGTAGTGCAGGTAGAGATGTAACTCAAGAAGCAGTTCAAGCAAGTAGTGAGATTAGTGAAGAGAACTTTGCACGTTTTGAAGAACTTGAAGAAAGAGATGTTCAAGGAGTTTTAGATTTATCTAAGTTTGCTTGGAAAGATGGAAAGCAAGCTATATTTAAACGTGGAGATGGTGAAGAAGAATTTCTTCAAGTAGAAGGAGCTGATTACACTGAAATGGAGTTTAGAGTAGTTGCTAAGAAAGCAGGTAAAGAACGCCAAAAGGTTAAAATGTTTAAAGATATGCTATTACCTATGATTCAGAATAGCGGTCAGCAAGGAGTTAAAACTTCTCTTGTTGCACAATTACTGGACATGGATAGTATGTCTGAAGTTAAGAAACTTGCTAAGTCTTTTGATGAAGCTGAAGCTAAGGCTGCACAAGCACAACAGCAATCACAACAAGAAGCAGAGCAACAAATGAAACAAGAACAGCAACAACATGAAGTAGCGTTGCAACAGTTCGAGTTATTGAAACAAGAGAAAGATATTAATAAAGATATTCAAGTAGCTCTTATTAAAGCTAGTACTATGGATACAATGGGTAGCGGTATTGATTCTCCTATACCTGTTGAAGAAATACAGAATGCATCGGCTACTCTTATGGCAGAACAAAATAAGGCTGCTGCTGAACAAAATAAAACTACTTTGCAAAGAGAAAAGATTGCTTCTGATGAACGTATGAATGCTTTAAATGCAAATGTCAAAAAGTACGATTCTGATGTTAAACTTAAAGTGGCTAAATCAAATAAGAACAAGTATGACAAATAATTAAGTCTATAAGGAGTAGGACAATAGAGATAATGCAAATTATTTCTATTGTCTTATTATAAGGAGTAAGAATTATTTTTATATATTTAACTAACTAATTAAGAGAAAATTATGTTTATTAAACTGAGAAAACAATTGAATCAGCAACAGGTAGGTGGTAATGTACTAGATAGTCCTGATGCTAATAATCAGAATGTGGCAACAGCTATAATAGCAGAACCAGTAGTACCTAATACTCCACCTGCTACTCCCCCTGTAGAACCACCTGTAGAACCAGTTATGGTTGTTGTACCACCTGTTGTTGCTGATCCAACTAATCCTAATCCTGAGAATATTACCCCTCCTGCTGATGAACCAAAGGAATGGTATCAAGAAGCTGCTGCTCAAGTAGGTATCGACATAGATGAACCTATTGAAGATAGTATCGAAGGTATCGCTAAATTTGCTACAAAGGTAGGAGAGAAGTTTTCTCAAGCAGCCGTTGAAAGAGAATATCAAGAAATTGAAGCTAGGCATCCTCAAGCAATTGAGATGATGCGGTGGCAAGCTCAAAATCCTAATCGTAGTATTGAAGAGTTTTATGCCGCAAAGTTAGGAGCACCATCTATTGACCCTGAGACTTTAGATCCTAATGATAGTAACAGACATAAAGATATTCTCTACAAAGACTTCATGCGTAGAGGTATTCCTGAGAAGATGGCTTCACAGTATGCTCAGAATGCTGTAGACAGTAACTCCGCTTATGAAGATGCAAAAGAAATTCTTAAAGTAACTGCTGTTGAAAGACAACATGCGCAGGAACAACAAGATAGAGCTGATGCTATTGCTGCTCAAACAAATTATGACAATTTTGTAAGAGACATTCAAACTCGTGAGAGAAATGTCTTAGAATCCGGTAAACTAGGTAATGTAATTATCCCTGCTTCTGAACGTCAGCCTTTTGCTGATGCTAATTATTACGATGCGAGAGATGAAAGATTTCCTGGTATGAGTCCTATAGACATTGCATTAGCAACTATGTCCTCTGAAGAGAAAGATTTATATCGTTATCTTGTTTGGAAAAAGTTGAATGTTAGCGGCTTAGTACTTGCGAGAGAGACTACTAGAACTGTTACTGGAATTCTTAATAAGAATAAAGGCGGCGATGCTAGTAGAATGAGTGGAGGTTCTAATCGTATAGTTGATACTAGTGATAGACGATTAGATAGTCCAGGAACTTGAACTAACTATCTTAATTAAATGTCATGATTAGCATACTAAACAGATATAATCTTAGAAACCAACCTGATGTAGACTACGTAATACCTATATTAAACAAGTTAGATGAATGTGTTAATGCAATTAATGATTTATCTGACAAACCTACTGCTGTAGATAATACAGTTAAGTTAATTAGATTAGGTAGTATTATAATAAAGCATACTAAAGGAGTTCCTACAGATGTGATTGGTACTACAGAATTGCAAAATTCTAATACCTATTATGTTCCTAGTACGGATATGAAAATTGTAGGTGCTAAGTGGGTTACTAATATAAATACTACTGATATACCTTCTACTCCTTTTGGTACTTTAAAGATTATCTCTGCTGCTTTTGTTGATTCTTCGATTATAGTTCAAGAGATAGTTCAACATATTAATACAGATTTTGTAGCTGTAGGTTTAAATAACCAAGCTATGTATGATGTAGAACTTACCGACATGCCTGTAACTTTAAAAGCGTTTAAATCTAATTATGCTATTCAAGTTATTTTAGATGCTTCTGCCCCTACAGGTGCTTATGCATTTGAAGTTTATATTAGAGCCGAGTATGTTTAGTATACTCATTAAATAAGTAATCAAATAAATCAATACAATTGAAATGGGAAAGATAACCTTATTAAACGATCACATGCAATACTCAAAAGAGCTGCATGATGATGAATATGAGTTAGAGAAACACTTTGCAGGTAGTACTGCAACTCTTACTCAGAATATCATTTATATGGCTGCTGCTCAAAACAACCAGTTTCCTATGAGTGCTATCACTGAAGGTGGTGCTTTAGGTCGGGTTAAGACTGAGTATGTAACGGAAGATGAATATGATTATCCGGTTAGTGATAACATTTCAACTCGTACTACGACCATCTATAAGAATAATTACGTAGGTGCTCAGACTGCTAAGATAGGTATTAATGGTACTCCTTTTGAAATCTTCACTGAAGGAGCACTTATTCCTACGTATGAGTATATCTTAAACTCTACTACTAAAGTTTATTGTAGAGATGTAGAAGATGCAGCTGATGGAATGTTTAAAGGTACATTCAATCTAGTTGACTCTACTGACCCTGCTAAAACCGTTCCTCAATCGGATTTAGAAGTTGGTAAGAAAATCTCTCGGATTGTTTCTATCAACTCAAAAGCCGGTTCTCGTGGGAATGGTTCTCTTTTTGTAACTCCTTACAAAAAGAAGAACATGCTCAATACGTTCCGTAAGACGTATAAGTGGGAAGGTGAGATTCCAACTAAAGTAGTTCGTTTCAATTATACTACTGCTGGAACTGAAGCTAAAACTCTATGGATGGATTACCGCAAATGGGTATTCATGCAAGAGTGGGCTTATGAGAAAGAAGTAGGTATTTGGGAAGGTGAATACAATAAGACTCCTGATGGTAAAATTTATCTGAAAGATAGACATTCAGGTAACGTTGTTAGTCGTGGTAGTGGTATTTGGGAACAGATACCTAACTGGGATTCATATAGCAAACTTACTGGTTCTAAGTTAAAGTCTATATCTCGTTCTGTATTCCGTGCCAATAATGACCAGGCTTCTGGAGGTCGTGATATTAAAGTATTTGGTGGTACTATTGCTGCTGAGAACTTTGATGCTGCTATGAAAGAACTTTGGGGTGCAGGTCGTTTCTACGATGGCACTGACAAAATGGTTTCCGGTAGTGGAATGGATATGGAGTACGGTGCGTACTTTACAAAATATCGGACTATTGATGGTGATAGATTCACCTTCGTTAAATCTGATATGTTTGATAATGGACCTCGTGCAGAAGTTGCTGACCATTACAAAGATGGTTTCACTACTGAATCCGGTAAAATGGTATTCATTGATGATACTTCTTATAATGGTGAACCTAACATCAAAATGGTTATCAAGAAAGGCATGGAGAACTTGTTCCAAAAAGTTGCCGGTGTTGGTACTCAAGAAGGTGGAGGTCAACCTGAATTCGTATCTAGCGATTTCCACGGAAGTTCACATGAGTATATGACTATGCGTAACGTTCAGATTATGCGTAATACTAACTGCTTCGTTCTTGAACTGGAAGTAGCTTAATAAATGTTTAAGTAAACAAAACAAAGAGAAAACATGAGTACCAAAGTACAAGAAAAAATCGTTTACATTAAACGTAAACCGTCTAAGCATATTGAGAGTAACCAAGCATTAAAAATAATGAACGATAATGCTACTAAGTATTTAGGTTCAGCTGGTTATTCAAATACAGAACTACCTGTTACTGGTCTTTCGGAGATTGAGAAAGTAGCTATATTACCTTCTCTTGTTCAAGTATCTGCTAACCATGTGGAATTTGATGAAAAGGTTAATACTTACTATCACGAACTTCGAGAGCTAGTACCGGCAGGTAGAGGTCTTAGACTTAATATAGCAACTGTTCCAAAAGAGGTTAAATATGCAGGTAAAGATGAAGTAATTGACTTTCCTGTTAAACCTAAAGATTACGTTATTTATATGAGAGCTATTAGCCCTGACTATAAACAATGTAGTATGACTTTAGAAGAAGCTAAAAACGGTGGTAATAGAGTTAAGTTTTATATCCATGATTTAGAACTTGCTCAGAAAGCAGAAATAGAAGTTGGTGATTGGAGAGATAAAGCTTATGCTGCATATCTTGATATTGCTGATATTACTACTAACTGGGAATCTATTCTACTTGTTCATGGTATTAATCCTGATTTAATATCTAAGGTTGAACAGAAAGCTAAATTACGTGGTCTAGCTCTTGCTGACGGTATCAAAGATTATACAGAGCAAATTACAGCTTTTAAGAAGTTTGTAGATGCTTGTGGTGATAAAGATATTGAAATCAAAGCTACCCTAAATAAATTTGTTAATGCTAAAATCGTTCTTGTTGTAGATACATCTTATATCTATGATAACGATGCTGCTAGTGTAACAATTGGTAATGATGAGAGAAGTGCTGTTCTTTGGTTGAAAGATGCAAAGAATACTAAGGACTATCAAATCATGCTTGCAAAGTTAGCTAAAATAAATATTATAAAATAATAGTTATGACTATAGATGAAATTCATATCAAGGTTCGCCAAGATGTACAGAAGTTAAATAGCCATGCAAATGGTAATCTTCTTGATGAAGAGATTGATTTTCACCTTAACTATTATACAAGAAAGTTTGTGGATAATGTAGTGGGTAAGTTGAGAGGTCGCTTACCTGCTACATCCGCAAACCCTTCTGGTAGTACTACTGACTTTCAACAGAACCAAAGACTATTAGATAGTTTAAGTACATTACAAGTTAAAGGTTTAACGATACCTTCTTATATAGATAGTACGAATATCTCATACGGTATACTTCCACCTAATTATAGGCATTTACTTGATGACGTATCTGAAATGGTATGTAATAGAAAAGGTATAGTAAAGACTCCAGTTGATACTAAGATAAATGTCTATCCTTTCTCTTTTCTAGCTGACTATGACACATTCAAGGAATTAGAGCTAAAAAAACAAGGAGGTATATTCTTTAAACTAACTAATTATTTGCCTAATGGAATAACTGATTCAGATGATAAATATCAAGTTGTTAAACTTATACTTGATAATACTTCTGATATGTATTGGGAAAAATATAATGGTAAATATTATCCTAACAGTTTTATACATGCAAATAGTGCATTGCTTAGTATGAGTTATATAATTACAGTTACAACTAACCCTATTAGCGTAGCTGTAAATCCTACTACTATTACAAATAAGGTTTATCGTTACGACTCTAAAGACTTATTTACAAAACATCCTAATCGTCTTAGTAAGGATAATAATTTGAATTATATTCTTAATCATCCTTTTGAA